GGATAGGCCCCGGTCCCAGCTCGACAAGTTCCAGCAAGCCGCTCGCGAGCTAGAGACGGACGAGGATCCCAAGCGATTTGAGGAACGCCTGCGCAAGCTCGTGAAGCACAAGCCGGTGGAAAAGCCGGAGCGTTCCTAGACTAGAGGATTAGCTCGCACTCCGTCAGACGAACCTCGCGGTCATTAACTGCCCGAAGCAGACCACGCACTGGGACAGCGTCCCCAAGGTGGAGAGCTAGAAGTCCTTCGTGCAGTCGGTGGAACACGAGAAAAGCGGTACGGCAATGTCGCTCATCAAGACTGATCGTTGCTGAACAGAACGAATCTTCCCTAGATGCGGCCAGTAGGTTACCAAGCAAGGTTACGGATTGACCAAGCAGAGGCCGCATCAGAATGTCGGCTTGGTAGTCGGTCTTGCCAGCAACGGCGTCCATCAACTCGAAAGCTCTAGCGTTTAGCGAGACGTTGGCCGACTTGGCAGGAGGCCCATCGAATGCGGTGCTTAAGGGCGTAGTGTCGCGGAGATCTGCAGGCGATTCGCTTGGCTTCCTCTTGGCGCTAATTAGGCAAACCACTATCCCACCGACGCCAATAACCAACGCGGCTAGTGCTATGTAGAAGATAGACTCAGCATACGCGGGAAATAGTTCCGGCCCGACCTCAATCAAGGCCGCGCCCCCAAGCGCAACAAGCGCAAACGAAATCTCGGAAAGATGATCGTTTTTCGGCATGAAGGGATTGTAGCTTGGGTTGTAAGCTACACAATCGTTAAGTATGTGCCATACAGGTTAAAAAGGCTTGACAGCGTCACGCTCATATGGCACTCCTTGGGAACAGTGAGGAAATGCGAGTGGGGGTCGGGCCGGAGGGTTCGGCCCCGACTTGCGTTTGGAGTGGGAAGAGTGGGTGGGGAGGGAAGGGGAGAACTCCCTGAAGGAGCGCCCCCTCCACCACCTGCAGTGGTCCCCTCCCCCGCTGCGCCGAGGGAGGATCAAGCGGTTGGGAGGGTTCATGGGTGGGGAGGGTGGTTCGCTGCTGCGGGCCGGCGCGCTCGATGGCGGCGCGCGGATGAAGGTGGTCGCCGAGCGGCCGGACAAGATCGGCGATGAGCAGCTCGAGACCTTTTTCGCGACGCTTGCGGATACGTGCAACGTGGTGCGGTCGGCCAAGGCGGCGGGGATGTCGGCCAATTGGGCGTACCGGCGGCGCAAGGTCGATGCGACGTTCCGGCAGAATTGGGCGGCTGCGCTGAGCGAGGGCTATGCCAAGCTCGAATGGGTGCTGCTGGAGCGGGCGATCAAGGGCACGCCGAAGCTGGTCCGGACGGCCAAGGGCAGCGACCGGGTGATGCGCGAATATTCGACCGCGCTGGCAGTGGCGCTGCTGCGGCGGCACGCCGATGCGGTCGAGGGGTTCGACCAGGCGCCGGCGGGCGACGAGATCCTGGAGGTGCGGGCACGCATCCTGGAGCGACTGGAGCGGATCCGCGATCGCGGGTCGGCGCTGATCGACGGGAAGCTGATCGAAGGGGCGGTGACCGAGACCAAGGGCGCCGACCTGCGATCGGTGGCGAGGTTGCGGCGGCTGCTGGCAGGCTGGCGATGATGGGCTCGTTGCCGTCGCCGTTGCTGCGGCGGCTGCTCGACGCCTCGCCCGAGGACCGCGCGGAGCTGATCGCGGCGATGACCGCGGCCGATCTGCTGTCGCTCGACGCCGACTTCGAGACGTGGGCGCACGACGGGCAGCTGGCGCCGCCGGGCGAGGGCTGGCGCGTGTGGCTGATGATGGCCGGGCGGGGCTTTGGGAAAACGCGCGCAGGTGCCGAAGGGGTTCATCGGCTGGCGGTTGGCAAGCCGGTTCGGATCGCTTTGGTGGCGGCGTCGATCGACGAGGCGCGCAGCGTGATGGTCGAGGGTGCAAGCGGCGTGCTGAGCGTTGCGCGGCGCTGCCGAGTGAAGGTCGCGTGGGAGCCGAGCAAGGGGCTGCTGTCGTGGCCGCGCGGGGGCCAGGCGCAGCTCTACTCGGGGGCCAACGCCGACGGCTTGCGGGGCCCCGAGCACGGTTTTGCGTGGTGCGACGAGCTGGCGAAATGGAGCGAGGCGGATGCGGCGTGGACCAACCTGCAGATGGGATTGCGGGCGGGGTCGCGGCCGCGCGCGCTGGTGACGACGACGCCGAAGCCGATGCCGCTGCTGACCACGCTGCTGCAGGACAAGAGGACGATCGTCACGGGCGGCCGGACCAAGGACAATGTCAATCTGCCGTCGGCGTTCGTGGAGGCAATGATCGAGTTGTACGGCGGGACCCGGACGGGCGCGCAGGAGCTTGACGGCAAGCTGATGGCCGAGGCCGAGGGGTCGCTGTGGCCGCGCTCGCTGATCGAGCGCTCGCGGGTTGCTCCACCAGTGGATGCCATGAACCACGCTGGTTTGGGGATGTTCGACCGCATCGTCGTCGGAGTCGATCCGCCGGCGGGCGCGGGCGAGGGCTGCGACGCGTGCGGGATCGTGGTGGTCGGGCGCTCCGACGGCAAGCTTTACGTGCTTGCCGACGAGAGCGTCGGGGGGCTGAGCCCGGAAGGCTGGGCCAACCGCGTCGCGGTGGCGGCGGCATGGTGGAACACCAGCCAGGTGGTGGCGGAGGCGAACAATGGCGGGGCGATGGTCGAAAGCGTGCTGAAGGCCGCGGACACCGGGCTGCACGTGCGGCTGGTCCATGCATCGAAGGGCAAGGTCGCCCGGGCCGAGCCGGTGGCGCTTCGGTTCGAGCGCGGCAAGGCGTTCCTGGCGGGGCATTTCCCGGCGCTGGAGGGCGAGCTTGGCGGGCTGGTCGCAGGCGGCGGGTACGAGGGACCGGGGCGGTCGCCGGACCGCGCCGACGCGATGGTGTGGGCGATGACGGTGCTGGCGGAGACCAGGTCGGGGTTGCCGCGGGTGACGCGGTTGTAGGGGGCGACGTCGTCCCGGCGGAGTCCGGGACCCCTCGGCTGCTGGAGGTGCAGCGAGCGAACAGGTCGCGCCCTTCGCGGAGATGACTGGATACTCACGACAAGATCCCGGCCTGCGCCGGGATGACGATAAGGAGTCTTTGTTATGAGCTGGTGGTTCGGGCGCAAGGCTGCGCCGGAAGGGCGGACGTTTGTGCCGGCTTGGTTAGGTGCGGCCGAGGAGCAGGGGTTCGCGCGCTCCTATGAGGCGCAGTTCGACGAGGTCTATACGCGCAATCCGGTGGGGCAGAGGTCGGTCCGACTGGTGGCGGGGATGCTCGGCGGATTGCCGGTGTTCACGGCCGAGGGCGATCCGCAGGCGGCGGCGCTGGTCGGTGCGGCCGGGCTGCTCGAGGGCGTTGCGGCGAGCGTGCTGCTGCACGGCAATGCCTATGTGCAGGTGATCGTCGGCGCCGACGATGCGCCGGCCGAGCTGGTCCAGCTGCGGCCCGAGCGGGTCAGCGTGGTGTCCGACGAGAACGGCTGGCCGGCGGCTTACCTGTATCGCGCTGGCGGACGCGCGATGCGGATCGGGCGCGCCGATGCGCTCGACCGGCGCGGCATCGCGCACATCAAGGCGCTGCATCCGCGCAGCGATCATTACGGGATGGGCTGCATCGAGGCGGCGGTGGCGGCGGCGAGCGTGCACAATCGCGCGAGCCGCTGGAACAAGTCGCTGCTGGACAATGCGGCGCGTCCGTCGGGGGCGCTGACCTATGCGCCCGAGGACGGGGCGATGCTGTCGGCCGAGCAGCACCGGCGGCTGAAGGAGGAATTGTCGGCCGAGTTCTCGGGGAGCGCGAACGCGGGGCGGCCGCTGCTGCTCGAGGGCGGGCTCAAGTGGCAGGCGATGAGCCTGACTCCGGCGGACATGGATTTCGTCGCGTTGAAGGAGGGCGCGGCGCGGGACATCGCGCTGGCGTTCGGGGTGCCGCCAGTGCTGGTCGGGCTTCCCGGCGATGCGACCTACGCCAATGCGCGGGAGGCGGGGCGGGCGCTGTACCGGCAGACGATCCTGCCGATGGCGGGGCAGATCCTGGGGGCGTTGAGCACGCTGCTGAGCGACTGGATGGGACCGGTAAAGCTCGCCGTCGACACCGACCAGCTGACCGAATTGTCGGAGGACCGGTCTTTGCTGTGGGCGCGGGTCGGGGCGGCGGACTTCCTGAGCGAGAGCGAGAAGCGCGAGATGCTCGGGTTCTCGCCTGAGCGGGAAGCGGAAACGGTGGGAGTACGGGAGGAGTGATGGGCGTGGGTGGTGCAAGCGGGGACGCGGTCCTCGCGACGCTGATGGCGCAAGCGGCGGGGCGCAGCGTCGACCTGGTGACCCTGCGCGCGCTGGTCGAGGAGTCGAGCCAGGCCGGGGCGCGGCGGGCGCTGGGCGCGCTTGGGCTCGACGACGAGCGGGCGCGGCGGGACATGGACGAGCTGCGCGAGCTGCTTGGCGCGTGGCGCGAGGCGAAGAAGAGCGCGTGGAAGGCGGTGGTCGCATGGGT